GGAATACCATGTGAAGCCTACGGCATGAAGAATGGCCGATGTGCCAAACATGGGGGAAAGTCTACCGGGGCCCCGAAGGGAAACCAAAACGGCATTAGACATGGAATATACTCTTCAGCCCTAACTCTTGACGAAAAAGAGTTATGGGAACAAATCAAAGTCGGGTCCCTTGATGATGAACTCCGCATGGCGCGTATTCAATACCTCCGCGCCCTGAATACCGAAGATGATCACGCAGACATAGCGCAAAAACTCCTCGGCCGGATAGCCTCGATGGAGAAAACCCGGGCCGAGCTGATTGCCGATGCCGACATAGAGCCCGAGTTCGACGCTCTGGACGTTGTGGAATATGACGACTAGGCGGCTCAAGATTAGGGGGAGTAAGGAGCAGGTCGAGTTCGTCAACGCGCCCAAGGACTTCCCGGCCTTCGTCGGCGGGTTCGGAAGCGGCAAGACGGAAGCCCTCATTCTCAGGGCGATAAAAAAGAAACTCGAATACCCGGCACTGAATATCGCCTACTACCTCCCGACGTATGACCTGGTTGATCAGATCGGTTTCCCCAGGTTCGAGGAAAAGCTTACCGAGTTCCGGCTTAAGTACCGGCTCAACAAGCAGACCAAGACGATAACAGTCCGATACGGTGGGACTTCAGGAAAGATCATTTTCCGAACCCTCGACAAACCCGAAAGGATCATCGGGTATGAGGTGGCTGACAGTCTGGTTGACGAGTTGGACACGCTCAAGACGGCCAAAGCCAAAACCTGTTGGGATAAGATCATTGCCCGGAACAGGCAGAAGAAGCCAGACGGGAAGTCCAACACGGTCGGAGTGGGGACAACCCCCGAGGGCTTCCGCTTCGTCTACGCACGGTGGAGCAAACCGAGCCCATCCTATCAGCTTATCCAGGCGCCAACAGAAAGCAACTCCCGCAACCTTCCTGCAGGGTACATCGACCAACTGCGGGAGACGTACCCGGTCCAGTTGCTCGAAGCCTACATCAACGGGCGATTCGTCAACCTCACGAGCGGGGTTGTTTATACATCGTTCGACCGGGTGAAAAACAACACCACGGTGACGCCCGAACCCGGCGAACCGCTCCATATCGGGATGGACTTCAACGTTTACAATATGAGCGCCGTTGTTCACGTCATCAGGGGCGGTTCGGTCTATGCTGTCGGAGAGATAACGGGCATTCGTGACACCCCGGCAATGATCGAGGCAATCGGCACCAGATACCCCAACCGGGAAATTACGATCTACCCCGACGCTTCAGGGAAGGCGGCCAAAACGACAAACGCCAGCGTCTCCGACCTGACACTGTTGATTGACGCCGGGCTCAAGGTCAAGGCACCTGCGGCCAACCCGCCGGTAAAGGACCGTGTGATATCGGTCAACGCGATGTTCTGCAATGGCGAGGGATTGCGGCGGTATCTGGTCAACGTCGCGGATTGTCCCGTTTACACCGAGGACCTTGAGCAACTCGCTTATGATGACGGTGTGCCGGACAAGAAGAGCGGTAAAGATCACCGCCCCGACGCAGCCGGTTACTTCATCTACTACGTTTTCCCGGTACGAGGCAAACCAACCATCACGAGGGTACGTTAATGGATTTCCAGGATCACCTCGATAACATGACCTCGACCGCCAGGGTATCGGCAAGTAAGGCTCTGGACTACCTCGACGGGGCGCAAAAAGAGCACCTTGAGGCCATGCTTTCCGACGAGGACCGGGGAATCAAGGACTGGCGGAAGCGCGGTGTCATGCCGATCATTGACAACGTGACAAAGAAAATCATCGAACGCAGCGCAGTAACCTACACCGACGATATCGAGCGGGGCGTGTGGCTAGGTGGTGACGAGAACGATGCGGCAACCGAGAAATACAACGACCTTCTCGGCCAGACGAATCACAACGTGGTTATCCAGGATGCCGACCAGGTCGCCCGGCTACTGAAAGTGGCGATGGTCATGGTTCAGGTCATCGACCATCCCAACGGGGAACAGGTCCTTGATTTAATGGTTCTGCACCGGGGGAACTGCGACGTTGACGTTGACCGCAAAACGGGAGACATCAGATCGCTGATTTATCAGTCCTGCGGGTGCGGGCCGAATCGGGGCGAATTGTTCCACTACTGGACCCCCGAGAAAATCCTTGATATTGAGCGCAAGGACGGAACGTGCCAGATCGTCGGGAGTGACGAGAACAAGTATGGGGTCGTTCCCGTCGTGCCGCTGTGGGATGTGCGCCGTCCCCGTTACGGGTTCTGGCCGAAAGCCGCATGGGAGGAACTGATTGCCCTGAATGACGGGGTGAACATGTTCCACACCGAGGTCGCTTTCAATGCCAGGTTCCAGGCATTCGGGGCGCTGTTCAGTAACGCCGAAATCGAAAACGGGCAGGCTGTCGGGCCGGATGCCGTTGTATCTATCATCGGTGCACCCGGTGAAACCCCCTTTGTTGAATATCGCACCCCCGATATCAACCTTGAGAAGTTCCAGAAATGGCTAAACACGCTCACGGAGACGGTGGCCGACAGTTGGGGGGTCAACCTCAAAGTCGAAGGCGCCGGGGGAGCGGAAAGCGGGTTCAAGCTTGTGGTTGAGGAAGTTTGGAATCTCGAACTCCAACGCAAGCGGCAGCGGTCGGCTGACAATTTCGAAAAAGAGCTTTACCGGCTTATTGCCAGGATCTCGGATGTACACAACTTCGGCATCCCGTCCGACGGTGAAGTGTATACAGATTTCCCGAAACCCGCAGTTGCCGAGAACCTTCTTGAATCCTGGACCATCGACAAGGAAAAGATTGCTCTTGGCGTGATGAGTGTCGAGGACTACTGGTTGAAGGAAGACCCCAGCCTCTCACCGGAGGACATTGCAGCGCGTAAGGCCGGAATGGGGGGCAGATCCCTCCCGGCTTTTGACGTGGCGGCGATGAATCAGCAATAATGCCGACGAATGGACTACTCGAAGACGCCGACAAGCTGGTTGAATCCTTCGACAAGAATTTATTCAAAGTCCTTCGGGAGATGGACGCTCGGATAATCGACATCATCACCAGCGGCAAGGGCGTTGCCGGGGCGCAGTTCGACGCGGCGACCATTCTCAACTCACGGCCTGCCATGGTGGCGGTTCTTGAGGCCAGCGGATACAACACCCTTGCCGGGATGCACATCGAACACTATAAGCACATTCCGGCACTGGTCGCCAAAACGTTCGACGCTGCAAAACTGCCCCTCCCGAAATACACCACCGCCGACGCTCAGACGTTCACCGACCTGGCGAGGGCGGATCTTGAGGCGTTTTCGGTCATCGGTGAAAAGGCGATGGATGATCTAAGGCTCGGCCTCTATCGCCGGGCCGTCGCGAATCAGCCGTTTTCCGACCTGGTTGCAGCGGTCCGAGCATCGACGGTCGGGAATGCCGTCAACGGATCGCCTCTCAGGAATTATGCCTACACCCACGCCAATACCGCTGTTCTGAACTTCCAGGGTGAAGTCTTGGCGAAGGCAGGGCAGAGCATCGGGGCGACACGGTGGGAGGTTGTCGGCCCCTTGGACGGCGTGACGCGGGATGCTTGTGTCTCAGCCCTTGCCGACCCGATCCGAACGGAAGCCGAATGGAATGCTGCCGGGTACTGGGGAGGGACGCCGGGCGGTTTTAATTGTCGGCATCAACTGTTCCCGGTGGTCGAATGATCGACATCAAGGTCCCGAAAATCACCATAGAGATTGACACCCCGACTGACCCGACGTTCTGGCGTGGCATCGGCCTTGATGCGGCAAAGGACATCCGCAAGCGCACAGAGACGCAGAAGGTCGACGCCGACGAGAGGACGTTTAAGCCCTACTCGCAGGCGTACAAGGAATATCGGCGGAAGAAGGGCAGGACCACAACGCCGAACCTCTCCCTTAGCGGTCGGATGCTCGGAGCCATTGCCGCAGGGGTCAGGGCGACCCGTCACGGTGTTTCAATTATCATGAGTGGCGAAGAAGGCGCGAAGGCTTACGAAAACGAAAGAAGAGGCCGGGAATTTTTCGCCATATCGGACAGTCAGGTCAGCTCAATCAAAAAGTTGATGCTGAAATGGATGGAGAAGAAAAACCGGATGAAATAATCAAGCGTGGATTCGTGACCATAGACAAAAGAAGCCTGACAATCGCAAGGCACCAACTCATCACCCTCGGCGGATACCGGGGCAAGGAGGTAGTCGGATGACTCCCGAAGAAATCGCAGCACTCAAGGCAGAGAAGGAAACCCTCGCCGCAAAGCTCAAGGATTTGAGCGACAGCGCCGGGAGAATGGCCTACCTGGAGGACGAGCACAAGAAGCTGATCGCCGACAGGGACAAGGCCAAGGAAGCGGCACGGCAGGCGGCAGACGACAAGCTCAAAGCAGACGGAGAGTTCAAAACCCTGGCCGAGCAGAAAGCGGCGGAAGCTGCCGAAGCCGTCAAACGGGCGGATGATCTCGAAACCAAAATCAAAGCCTATGCTGCCCGGGATCAAAAGGAACTCGACGATCTCATGGGCAAGGTCCCGGAGAATTTCAAGGGGCTGATTACTGACGATCTCCCCCTGTCCAAGCGCCTCGAAATGGCCCGGACGTTTGCCGGAAGCAAGGTCCCCCCCGCTGCTCATCGTAGCGCCGGGGAACCGGACCCCGCAGACCTCAAGGCCCAACACGCTGAAGCAATGAAGGCGGGCAATGTTGCCCTCGCCTTCGAACTCAAATCAAGAATGTACCAGAAAGGATAACAGACCATGGCAAACGCATCAGCAGCGGCTACCGTATGGAACTGCCCCAACTACCTCGGGGAGCTTTTCCTCGTTGGGGCTCAGGCCAAATCCACCCCCTTCCTGACCATGACCGGCGGGCTCTCCGGCGGTAATGTCCTTCAGGCGTCGTCCTTCCAGTTTCCGACCGCCCAGCCCTGGAGCCTTGAAGCGGCCGCCCAACCGGCGATCACTGAGACGGCATCCCTCACCGCTCCGACTCCGACCACCTACGTCAGGGGCCAGGACACCAACACCGTCCAGATCTTCCAGGAGCAGGTGTCCGTCTCCTACGCGAAACAGTCGGTTGCTGGCGAACTGACCGGCCTGAGCATCGAAGGGACGCAGATCATCCGTGACGAGCGGACTTTTCAGATCATGGCGAATATGCTCCAGATCGCCAAGGACGTGAATTACTCGTTTCTGAACGGCGCCTACCAGGCCGCGACCGACGCCGGAACCGCTGCAAAAACCCGGGGTATTCTCACTGCGACCTCGACCAACGCCGTCGCCGCTTCCGCTGCCCCTCTGTCCAAGGACCTGATGGACGAGCTTTTCCGCACCATGGCTGCGGGCGGTTCCCAGTTCGTCACCCCGGTTATTTTCGCCTCGGCCCTCGACATCCAGCGGCTGTCCAACCTGTACGGATTCGCCCCCCAGTCGGTCAGTGTCGGCGGCGTCAACGTCGAACAGATCATTGCCCCCCTCGTCGGCCGCGTCTCCCTGGTCTGGGATGCCAACGTCCCCGCGGGCAGTCTGCTTTGCGCAGACATGAGCGTCATCAAGCCCGTCGTCCTCCCTGTCCCCGGCAAGGGTGTTCTGTTCTACGAAGAACTCTCCAAAACCGGAGCTTCCGAGAAAGGCCAGATCTACGGCCAGATCGGCATCGATTACGGGGCGGAAGAGTACCATGGCAAAATCACCGGCCTGGCCGTCGTCTAAGGGGGAAAGATGAGCGCATTTGACAACGCCCTCGGACTTCCTCCCGAACTCCGAGCGGAAATGAAGCTCCGGGACAAAGCCTCCGCCGGGGATCTGGTTTTCGTCTGTAACCCGGCAACCGTCGCCCCTGAGCCCACGGCGGCGGCATGGACGCGAACGGTCCTCATTACGCTGCAAACCGCAGCAGGGGAAATCCACGGATGGTTCGATAAGGCCATCACCACCGGCGTCTCCATCGCCAACACGTCGACGGCGGGAACGGCCACCATTCCCAGCACGACCCTGACGTTCAACGGTGGCATTGCTACCGTGGTCGTGTCGGGAGACGCTGCGGATTGGCTCGATACTGAAACCGACACCCTGACCGTCGCTCAGGCGTCGATTCTCGGGTACACGGTCGCAGCCGCAACCAGTGTCGAGACATTCACCGCGTAAAGAAGGAGCGGCGGGGGGTGAAAAGCCCCCCGCCTTTTTATCATGAGGATTCGTTTTTTCGCAGACAATCACAATGCCCGGTTTGTATGGACATGGATCGGGGGTCAACACGAAACCGAAAGCTCGTCTGAGATTGAACATCTCAAGGGAATCGGACTACGGTGGGAAGAAGCCGAACCGGAACCCGTCCCCCCTGAAGAAAAGAAGACCCGTAAGCCCAGGAGAAAATAATGGCGCGTCCTCTCCCTACAGATACAGAGCTGACCGCAAAGCGGCCCGACATCGAATCATTCCTGACCGACCCGAATACGACGCTCCAGACCTTTGCCGGTGAAGCGTTAGGGTATCTGAAGCGCGACCTTGAGAACAAGCGCGGGGTCACATGGTCAAGGGTTTTTGTCGGGAGCGCATATCTCGACAACTCCGAAGGAACGGGCCGGAACGAGTCGAACCTTGTTCACTGCCTGATTCTCCGAACGCTGGCCCTCATCCTTGAGGCATACGGCATCAAGAACACGGATGGTCAGTGGATGGATCTCGCCAATTACTACCGCTCCGAGTATGACGAACTCCTGTCAGTGGCAAGGCTGGACATCGACATCGACGACAGCGGCACCATTTCCGAGGATGAAGAGCGGCGGTCCGGTCAAACGTTTTTGAGGAAATAATGTCTATCTCCCTGGCAATCGACAATCTGAAGACGACCCTCGCGGGGATCACGGGCGTTGCCTTCGTTCCCGAAATCAGCGCACCCGGGAATGCAGCATACACCCTGTCTCTCGCCGTCGAAGGGTTGCAGCAGACGCACCACTTCGGCGCGGTCCGCAAGATCCAAAACGCGACAATTTCCATGTTCGTCAAGGGCACATCGTTTGACATCTCCGCCATAGCAGCAAAGCAGGACGACATTTTAACCGCAATCATCACCGACCGCCGCAGGGGTGGGCAGGCACAGACAACCATCCCCGGGGTGTGGGCCAAATCTGAAGACAACGGGCGTGAGGGCGTGGCGCTCGAACTCCCCCTTGAAATACACGTCCTCGCGTAAAAGGAGCAAACAATGGCCGATCAGTATATTGCCCTCGTCGAAGAAACCGACAGAGGAACCGACCCCGGAACCGGGTATATGTTTTTGCCCGTCATGGGAAGTCTTCAGCCCACGTTCAACCCGACCGACGAGAGCCGCAAGGAATTCAAGGGCGCGGATACTGCCCTTGGTGACAGTTCCGTGGTCAGACGGTCCTCTCAGTGGACGTACTCGCTGGAATGCGCATGGTATCCCGGGGCGGAGACGGGTCTTCTGTTTAAGCACCTCATGGGCTACGCAATCACCCGCGCCGTCGCCGACACCACCGCTTACGAAGGGATTCTTTATCCCCTGGCGGCGCCCTACGGCGACGGGCGCAACCTCGAAGACACCGCTATCGGGATCGTCTGCAACTCCGACGAGGAGGGCACGACCAAGAGCCGGTATTACGGAGGCGGGCGCGTCAAATCTTGTAAGATATCAGGGGCAGGCACCGACGACGTGAAACTCGTTTTTGAACTCATGGGGCCCGGGGAGTTCATCGGGCCGTTTGCCACGGCCACGGCATCGCCGGTCTTCCCGGTCGCATCGCCCTTCCTGGCATCGGATCTCCTTTGCTACATCGGTGCAGGGATTACCCGTACCGGGACGGCTCCGAACTTCACCGCCATTCTGCCGAACACCATGACGGCGTTCCGTCCCGACTCCATCGACTTGACCATAACCAACGGCCTCGACGACAAGGTCATTATGAACGGGATCCTCGGACCGTCCAAAACGACCCGCACAGGGCAGTTTGCCGTCGAGCTTTCGGCACCCATCGACTACGCCGACCCTTCCAGCGGGTTCAGCTCCGCCGATGAGGTCAACGCGCTGATTGCCGGAACGCACACGAATTCGGTTCTCATCGTGGCTGACAATGGACAGGTTGCCGGTTCGGTCGATGCCACCTACTCGGCGGTCATCGACCTCCCGAACCTCCTGGCGAACCATGAGACCCCGACCCGCACGGCCGACGGGACCGCCCCCAGCGTCAACATGAAATACAAGAGCCTCTACAGCGACACGACGGATTACCCCGTTGCCATTTTCACCACCGACAAAGCATCCGCTTATTAAGGAGCGTTTCATGGATTTCCACGGCCCCGGCCATGTGTTCCCCTGCGTCCCCCCCGTTCTCGGCAACCACGGGAAACTCGAAAGCCCCGTAGTTGTCGGCCTGCGCTTCGTGTCGGGTCCTGATCTCGACCGCAACATCATGGCGCACAAGGCCGCGCTCGGTGAAGAGTCCCCCGCCGAAGTGCAGACAAAACTCACCCTCGACCTCATCCGGTCGAAAGTGGCATACGTCAAAGGGTTGACGGTTGACGGCATTGAAATTGCCGACTTCGATGCCCTCTACGAAAAAGCTCCCCGGGAGTTTTACGCGTGGGTCTGCCAGGCGATTTACTCCACTCAGATCCTGACGGAGGCCGAGCTAAAAAACTCCTAGCCGGGGTGCGATTCAGTCTTGTCGCCTCCGGCAAATGGAACTGTACAGATTGCACGGCAAAGCAAAAAGACAAACGCAACTGCGGCAACCGGAAGAAGATAAAAAACCCGCTGCGCCATGTCTCGCAATGGAAAAAGAGCGACCCGTACCCGCCACTCAAGGTCCTTGACTTCAAGTTTTTGGCCTGCCCAGTATCGGTCATCACGCGTCGGACATGGGACATTATGTCTCTTTGCAACGAGACGCTATCCGCCGGGGAATCGGGAGACATCATCCATCTTCCCTTCACCGGGTGCCTGACCGATCAGCCCCGATGGTTCAGGGACGCTGCACATATTGTCCGTTCCGAAAGATCACGGCACCGAACCGAGATGATGGAGAAAGCGCGTGGGAAGTAAAAAAGTTGTAATTGACATCACCGCGAAGGACTCCACCAAGAAGGGCGTAAAGTCGGCGGAAACGGGTATCATTAGCATCGGGAAGGCAGCGGCAAGAATTGCCCCTATGCTGGGCGCTGCTTTTGGTGCGAGCAAGCTGGCTGATTTTGCCGGTAAGGTTGTTTCTGTCACCGCCGAGTTTCAGAAGCTCAAGGCATCATTAACGACAGTCACGGGCTCGGCAGAAAACGCCAATGCTGCATTTGGAAATCTTCAACAGTTCGCCAAAGACACCCCGTTTCAACTGCAAACAGTAGTCAGTGCCTTTGTCAAGATGAAGGCGCTAGGCCTCGACCCGTCGAACGCCGCCCTGATGTCCTACGGCAACACCGCTTCGGCCATGGGTAAAGACCTCAACCAAATGATAGAGGCGGTGGCTGATGCCTCGACCGGCGAGTTTGAACGCCTCAAAGAATTCGGAATCAAGGCGAAACAGCAGGGTGACAGCGTCTCCCTCACGTTTCAGGGCGTAACAACAACCATCGGTAAAGATTCGGCATCCATTGAGGGGTACCTGAAAGGCCTTGGTGATGTTCAATTCGCCGGGGCTATGAACCTGCAAATGTCAACGGTCGGCGGGGCTCTCAGCAACCTTGAGGATTCATTTGATTCCTTGCTGTACACCATTGGCGATGCAGGGGTTGGCGGGACTGTTATTTGGGGAGTTGGTGAGCTTACAACCACGTTTACGGGGCTTGGGTATGTCGTCAGCGATGTGTCCGAGTTTGTCGATGGTCTTGACGGGTCCCTGACCGCATTGACGGGATCGAGCGCATGGCAGGCTTTCATCAAAGGCCTTCCCGGTATCGGTGCCGCCATGGGGATGGTTGACACTCTCCAGCAGTATGGAGCATACCGGACGGCACAGGATTCACAAGCGAAGATCAACCCATCAACCGGGCGGTTCATCATCGGTGAAGGGCAAAACGCCGCACCAACCGCAGCATCCCGCCCTTCACCCATGGCACCCACCGCCGCCGCTGACTTTTCCGCACCCGACGTTGATTTATCCAACCAATACGGCCCGATGCTCCCCAACGATGTATGGCAGGAGCGTAGGGACGAGCGTTTTGCCGCCGAGCAGGAATGGAACGCCAGGATGCTCGCCCTGCAAATCGAGGCCGGGAATCAACAGGCATTAGCCGCTGAAGAATTTGCACAGCAGGAGATTGAATCCGACCGCAGGGCATGGGAAATGAAAACGAGCGCCGCAGCCAATGGAACATCGGCTCTCATGAATCTCACCAACGCCCTCTACGTTTTCGGCGGCAAAAAGTCCCGCGCAATGTTCGAGGTAAACAAAATTGCCGGGATTGCTAACATCGGAGTCAGCACATATACAGCGGCGGCCGGGGCAATGAAGGACACGCCTGGTCCGTATTGGGTTCGACTGCTGGCAGCAGGGGCAATCACCGCGGCAGGGGTGGCTCAGGCGGCGAATGTTTCGGGAATGTCATTCGATGGAGGTAGTGCCCCGGCAGGCGGAACGGGTGGAGGTACATCGACATCCCCCGTCGTCACCCAGCCCGGGGGTTCATCGCAGCAGTCGCCGCAGGAGATCACCATCAAGGTCATCGGCGTTATCTCCGACGCCACAGTGGAAAATCTCGTTGACCGCTTCAACGATGCCGGAAGCCGCGGCGTCCGCATCGATTACAGCCAGGGGTGATGATGGAACAGCCACTTTTTCTATATCCGAATACCCCCTACCTGCCCACCGCCACGGTGAGCGCCACCGACAGCTACGCCGGGACCTCACCGGCAAGTCTCTTGACCGCTACAGAGGATGCCTACTGGAGACCCGCCGACACCGCAGGCACCAAGACGATCACCATCGACCTCGGCGAACCGCGCCCCGTCACCGCCCTAGGTCTGGCCGGTGAAGCCATGGACGGCGCGACCTTCACCGTCTCGGCCTCCTCCGACAATTTCATTGCCGAAACCGTCGTTATCCTGACTGATACGATTCTGACCGCTCCGGTAAATGCCGGGTGGCTCGATCTCGACACTGGCGGCACTTACCGCTACTGGCAGATCACCGTTGCCACATTCGGCAGTGCATTCCGCCTGTCCTGGGTCTGTCTCTGCGAACCGCCGCAACTCCCCTGGTTCAGTGAGGACTGGGACCCGGAAAACCTCGCTATCACCGCCGAAGATCTCTACAGCGCCCAGGGGCTCTTCCTCGGCACCAACCAGGGCGCCACCGAGCGGGCGCTGACCGTCAATTTCGGGCAGGTCAGTACCGTCGACTTTTTGTTCATCAAGCTGTGGGTCGATCAATGTCTGAGGGTGCGCCGCCCCTTTATCATGGTCCCGGATGCCTCAAGCGAAACCGCCTATTTCGGGATGGTCAAGGATAAAACTTTCTCGGCCGCGCTGGTCAACGGCCTGCTCTCGATTTCCTCTCTCACTTTTATGACCCGGGGCAACTGATGCCGTCTGACGCCTACATCAAAGCAGCCTCGGCCGACAACCGCGAGCCGGTGATTCATCTGGCCCTCGAGTCTATCGACGCCATCAAGAGGCAGATCACGACTCAGGCGGATTGGGTCGCCAGCAAGAGCATCAGTGATGGTCTACGCACGGACCTTGAGCCGCAGAGCGTGAGGATGGAACATCCCGTATATGCTCAGAGCAAGCAGATGTACCCCTACCCCGGAGAGGTCAGAACCACCCCGGATTTTGATTCATGGATAACGTGGATTGGTGGCCCGGCAAGGTTTGACCATCAGTTTTATTATGCGGATGCAGGGGGTATCCCGGCAACGACGGTGCCTTTTACCTTCAGAAACTGCCGGTGGGTCTTTAGAAACCCGTCGACCGGGGTTATCCTCGGCATTTCAAATGAAATGCAGTGGGGTGCACCTCCCAAAACCGGATATATCTGGACTTCAGGCCCGGCCGCCGTGCAACCGTTTTTGCTTCCCGCTGGGACGTCCTTCTGTGTCACGTTGGAACTTGACACGGCGGATGCCGACGGTGTGAGTAATCCGAAAAGAATGGGTAACTACGACACGTTCTTTTGGCCGAGCCTCGAAGTGACCGCCGCAGCAGGCACCCTACAAACCAAAACCATAGACCTCGGCCTGACCCCGGTAGTCGATACCCGCGTCACGTTCGACGACCTTATCCCCTATCCGTCGTCCATCGCCATTACCGCCATGGGGAGCGACAACGAAACCGACTGGACCGACCTCGGCACAGTGACCAACGGCACGGACATCGCCCCCTATCGCTATTACGATTTTACCGCCGTCATGACCTCGGCCGGAGCGCACCCGATCCTGCGGGAAATCGCCGTCCAGGGCGGGGATGCCCAATATCTCCATTTTTCCACGCATCGGGACGTGCCCGTGGTCGGTGCCCTGCCGCTCATCGTCCCCGGCAGCGTCGGGACGCTCTCGACCAAGCTTGACCTGATGAAAACGCCGACCACGGCGGAGATCAATCTCGCGCTCGTCTGGACTGAGGCCAGCGGCAATCTGATCGCCACAGGATACCCGAAGAACAAGATCTCCCGCATTCGTCACGGCTACGTCGGCATCTCCGAGTCGGACTACGAACCGCTGCTTGAGGGGCGCTTCTACGACTACGACGCCGACCCGGTCAAAATGCAGATAGGCGTCAAATTCCGCGACGTGCGGCAAATGTATGCCAAGCGCAAACTCCCCGAAGAGACATACCAGGCCGCAACCGGAGCCAAGGCAACCATCCCGATCATCTATGACGATGTCCATGCTTTCGATGTCCTTCTCGACCTTTACGACCGCATCGGCATCCCCGGGCATTATGTCGGGGATTTCGCCACGGTGCGGACCGCCGACCGCGCCGGGACCGAGTGGAATATCACCCGCACCATAAGCTCCCCCGAAGAGGCGGAAACGCTCATCAACGAAATTGCCGTCACCTGCGGGATTATCCTCTCCCCCCAGCCGGACGGAACCGTCGCCCCCATCGTTCTCGACCCGGAAGCCGAACCGGTCGCGATCTTCGACAGCCGGGAAGTCACCCTCTCCAAATCCGACGGCGGGCAAAAAGAACTATTCACCCGGTCTATGGTCTACTACGACCCCCTGACCGATGACCCGGGCGACTCGGAAGAGAACTATCAGCGCCTCTACATCATCGAAAACGAAGAAGCCCGCCTCGCATGGGGCGAATCGAGCGAAAAACGATGGTTCGACAAATGGGGCGCATCCGAAACGGCCCGGGTTGCACAAGCCGTGCGAATGAAGGACTGGTACAGCGTCCCGCGCATGAAGATCACCATCTCCGATGTCGCCCCCCGGCACATGGGGGTCAGGCTCGGAGAGCTGGTGCAGATCGACAACCTCAAGATTCCAGTCGCATCGGCTGAGTGGCCGGGGATCGTCGCCGGGCGTAAGTTTATGGTCGTCTCCCGGGATTTCGACCCGAAAAACGGCACCCTTAAATTCGGCCTGTCCGAGACCGGCAGCGTCGGCACCCCCGGCGCAGGCGTCGCAGGCACGACCCTGGCGATCAGCGGCACCCTGACCCCCTACGGCAGCGGCAATCTCTACACCGTCACGGGAGGGAGTGCTCCCTACACCTGGAGCACCACCATCGGCACACTCTCGAGCACCACGGGCGAAAGCGTCACCCTTGATGTCTCCGGCATCTCCGGGGACGGCTCCCTCAGCGTCTCCGACTCCACCGGCAAGGTCGTCGTCCGCCTTGCCGCCCTGCCCCCCCAGGTGACGGCGCCGACCTACCGGCACACGGATACCGGGACGATCCTCTCCTGGTCCCCAGCCAGTCCGCTGTGGATCAAGGAGTATGAAATCCGCCTCGGCGCAGACTGGGACACCGCCGCCTTCGTCGCCGTGCTGCGCTCCACCGAACTCCCCGTGGGGTTTCTCCCCCTCGGCACCACGACCTATTCCCTGCGGGCCATCGACCAGCTCGACCACTACAGCGGAGAGGCGGCGCTTCTTGCCGTCACCGTCACCGCCCCCGAAATGCTCACGATCACCAGCCGGACTGTCGACAACAACATCAATCTCAACTGGGACAGCATCCCCGGAAGCTATCCCATCGCCACCTATCGCACCTACCGCGGCGCGACTTGGGGAACGGCCGTTTACCTCGAAAAAATCGACGGCACCTTTTCCGCCCGGACCGAGTCTTCCGCCGGGACCTATACCTATTGGGTACAGCCGATGGACGCCGCCGGGAACTACGGCACTCCCAAGCAGATCACAGCCTCGCACACCCAGCCGCCGGATTATGTCCTCTATTCGGACCAGACCAGCGCCTTCGGCGGCACCTTCTCGGCCCTGACCCTCGTACAAGGGGCGCTGGTCGGCCCGGTCGACACCGCACAGACATGGGCGGAGCATTTCACCGACAATTCATGGTCGACGCCTCAGGACCAGATCACCGCCGGTTATCCCCTCTATCTTCAACCGGCCGAAGCCAGCGGGTATTACGAGGAGGTCATCGACTACGGCGCCGTTATCCCCTCGACCCGCATCCGCATCGACCCGACATGGTCGGCCCTCGCCGGGGCCCCGACCCTCTCGGCGCAAATATCGACCAGCGCCAACGGAACCGACTGGACGGCGCTCGCCGCCGGGTTCGAAGGGTGGGCGGTCGATTTCCGCTATGTCAAGTTCCGCGTCACGGTCACGGCGTCAGCTGCCGACCTGGCCGAAATCAGCGCCCTGCGCATTGTCCTTGACGTCAAACTCAAGCGCGACCGGGGGCAGGTTTCCGCTGTCTCCACGGACACAGCCGGGACGGAAGTCCTGTTCAACGAGTCATTCGTCGACGTGCAAGCCATCATCCTCACCCCGGCCTATCAGTCCGGCGTTGACGGCATCATTGCCCAATATGATTTTGTCGACGCGCCTAACCCGACGGGCATGAAGGTTTTTCTTTATCGACGCTCCGACGGGGCGCGTATTTCCGGCGATATCAGCTGGCAGACAGAGGGGGTTTAAATGGCAGGCGATTTAGAAAAACCTGTTTCAACTGATGCCTATGCGACCATCTTGCAGGTCATCCGCGACAACTTCGCCGACCTGATCACCAGCCTCGAGTTCGGAGACCCGGCCAACCTGCCGACAGGCGCCAAGCGGATCAATCCGACCAGCAAGGTGATTGAGAGATGGAGCGGTGCCGCGTGGGTGGCGTGGGGCAGCTATCAGCAGGTTGCGGACATGACGACCGCGGCCACTCCGGACAAGGGCGCCAAACGGACGACAGAGGGCAAGATCAAGGCCGCAGCGGGAAGCGCGTCGGATGATGTCCTGACGGTCGGACAGTACACGGCGGCGGATGTATTCGCCAAGGTATTGACACAGGACGGACCGACCAGCGGGCTTTCGGCACAAGAGGCGGCGACAGCTAACCTGTGGTTGGGGAAGGGTTATATTGACGGTAGTTTGGCGTATAATGCCCCCCCCATCGCGCCGGGCGTTACAGTAATAAATTCTATCCCAGTTACAGGGGCGGAGGCCGGAGACTTTGCTTTAGTTTCCTGTGTACCGGCAACTTCATCGTATATCCAGATGACAGGGGTTGCCGGGGTCGATGTTGTAACGGTTTACATTACCAATACTCATGCTTCACTCACAATTGATCCGGCCTCTGTTACCTTTTACGCCCGAGCATTTAAGAGATGATTAACGTGAAAGCAAAACTGCACTACAAATCGCCCAATGATGATCGTGTAGGAGAAAGGAATCCATGATGAGAAACCTTGACGCCAAAATACCCGGGGCGAAAGACTTCACCGCCCCCAATCAATAAGGAAACGCAATGCCACCTACCCAGGAAACCGAAGTGGACCAATTGCGGGATATCATGGAATCGCTCCCCGACAGTTCCGCCTACGAGGGCGAGCGCAGGGAATATACCCTGACCAAGGGGGACGTGCTGCTGATCTACCGGATTGCGAAGGTTGCCAATACGCCCCACGTCTGCCCGTTCGAAAGGGACGACGTGGAGACGCTGCAATCTGCGGCGCAGAATATCAGCCGGACGCAGAAAATTGCCAGCGTTGTCATAGTGACCGCCTTGGTCGGGGGGATGATTTCGGGAATATGGTTTGCGCTGAAACTGCTGATTCTTGATTTTGTCAAGCGGCCGATTGCGTAGGAAGGATAATTCAATGAGAAACCTTAACGCCAAAATCCCCGGAGCG